TTGAAAGTTTTAAATCTGTAAATAATATAGCAAAAGTTATTGAAGTTCCTTTAGCATACAAAACATCAATTAAAAAAGGTGATAAAGTAATGATACATCACAATGTTTTTAGAAGATTTTATGATATTAGAGGTAACGAAAAAAATAGTAAATCATATTTTAAGGATAATTTATATTTTGTTCAACCTGATCAAATATATCTTTACAAAAATAAAAACAAATGGATGTCATTTGGTGATAGATGTTTTGTAAATCCTCTTAAAAATAATGATAAAATAAACGCTAATTTAGAAGAAAGCCTTATTGGTATATTAAAATATGGTAATAATGCGTTAGAGATGCTAGGAATAAGCGAGGGAGATCTTGTAGGTTACAAACCTTACGGTGAATTTGATTTTTTAGTTGATGGTAAGCGTTTATATTGTATGAAATCAAATGATATTGTAATTAAGTATGAACGTCAAGGAAACGAAAAAGAATATAATCCAAGCTGGGCACAGAGCAGTTGAAGAATTAATTAAAGTAGCTAAAGAAGCTATTGTTGACTCTGATGACGATATATCAGCTGATAGGTTGAAAAATGCAGCAGCTACTAAAAAGTTAGCTATATTCGATGCTTTTGAAATACTTAATCGTATTAAAGAAGAAGAAGATATGTTAAACGAAAAACCAAAAGAAGAAGTTCAAGCTAAAGCTTTTGGAGGTTTTGCAGAAAGAAGATCTAAATAATGTACAAACAAACATTATATAAAGTAATTGATCACATAAAACCACATGTAATAAATAGATTAAACAAATCTAAAAAGTGGGATTACGGTTATAACAAAGAGCACGATGTAATTGTTATATCTAGAACAGGTCAGATAGGTGAGATATATGAAATACAAAACTTAAAAATAGCATTACCAAAAGAAAAAGATGTTAATAAGGATTATGACAAGTGGCAAGTACACGAGTATCCTAAAACATTAAAAAAAATTAAAACAATATTTGACTGGAAACAATATCCAGATGATTTTAAAGAAAAATGGTATGGGTATATTGATAGAGAATTTGCTAGACGTCACGAAGGTTACTGGTTCACTAATCAAGGTAAAGCTACTTATATTACTGGTACTCATTACATGTACCTGCAGTGGTCCAAGATTGATGTTGGGCAAGCAGACTTTCGAGAAGCAAACAGATTATTCTTTATATTCTGGGAAGCTTGCAAAGCAGATAAACGCTGCTACGGAATGTGCTACCTCAAAAACAGACGGTCTGGTTTTTCATTCATGGCATCAGGCGAAACTGTCAACCTTGCCACTATCTCTAGTGATGCTAGATACGGTGTCTTATCAAAGTCAGGGGCTGATGCAAAGAAAATGTTTACCGATAAAATCGTACCAATTTCCGTCAACTATCCGTTTTTCTTCAAACCGATTCAAGACGGTATGGATAGACCAAAAACAGAACTTGCATACAGGGTTCCCGCTAGTAGGTTTACAAGACGTAAACTAGATAGTAACGAACAGCTTGAAGAATTAGAAGGATTAGATACGACTATTGACTGGAAAAATACAGGAGACAACAGTTATGATGGTGAAAAATTAAAACTACTTGTACACGATGAGTCTGGTAAATGGGAAAAACCTGACAATATATTAAATAACTGGAGGGTTACAAAAACTTGTTTACGATTAGGTTCTAGAATTATAGGTAAGTGTATGATGGGATCAACGTCAAATGCTTTAGATAAAGGAGGTAGAAACTATAAAAAATTATATGATGACTCAGACGTTACCAGAAGAAACCGCAATGGGCAGACTAGCTCGGGACTATATAGCTTGTTCATACCTATGGAGTGGAATTACGAAGGATACATTGATTCTTATGGGTTACCTGTCTTCGAGACACCCAAAACACCAAAAAAAGGACCTGATGGGTTTCCAATAGAAATAGGTGTTATAGAGCATTGGGAAAATGAAGTTGAAGGTCTTAAAGATGATCCTGATGCGCTTAATGAATTATACAGACAATTTCCTCGTACCGAAAAACATGCATTTAGAGATGAGACTAAACAATCTTTATTTAATCTAACTAAAATTTATGAACAAATAGATTATAATGAAGATTTAAAGCATTCAAATGTTATTACTCAAGGTAATTTTCAATGGGTAGATGGGATTAAAGATACAAGTGTACAATTTGTTCCAAGTAAACAAGGTAGATTTTATGTGTCATGGATACCAAATAGAAGTCAGCAAAATAGAATTATTATTAAAAATGGTAGAAAATATCCTGGTAATGAACACATGGGGGCTTTTGGATGTGATAGTTATGATATATCTGGAACTGTTGACGGAAGAGGATCAAAAGGATCATTACACGGATTAACAAAGTTTAGCATGGAGGATGCGCCTCCTAATTTATTCTTTTTAGAATATATATCAAGACCACAAACCGCTGAAACATTTTTTGAAGATGTACTTATGGCATGTGTATTTTATGGTATGCCAATACTTGCAGAAAATAACAAGCCAAGATTATTATATCATTTTAAAAGAAGAGGTTATAGAGGTTACTCTATGAATAGACCTGATAAAACAATGCATAAATTATCTTTAACTGAAAAAGAAATAGGTGGTATACCTAATTCGAGTGAAGATGTAAAACAAGCTCATGCTGCAGCAATAGAATCTTATATTGAAATGTTTGTTGGTTATAATAATGAACAGTATGGAACAATGTATTTTCAAAGAACATTAGAAGATTGGGCAGCTTTTGATATAAACAATAGAACTAAACACGATGCTTCTATAAGTTCAGGTTTAGCTATTATGGCTTGTAATAAAAATAAATATAGACCAGTGGCTGAAGTTATAAAAAACAAAGTTAATTTAAATTTTGCTAAATATGACAATAAAGGCTTTGAATCAAAAATAATTAATTAGATGATTAATACTAGTGTTAATAGCGCATTTCCAAGTCAGATGGTATCTGAGGAAGAAAAGAAAAGTTTAGAGTATGGTTTGCTGGTCGGGCAAGCTATTGAGTATGAGTGGTTTAGAGGAGGAAGAGTAAATAGTAACAGATGGGTTACAGGTTATCAAAACTATAACAGATTAAGATTATATGCTAGAGGTGAACAATCTGTTCAAAAATATAAAGATGAATTATCTATAAATGGTGATTTATCTTATTTAAATTTAGACTGGAAACCAGTACCTATTATACCTAAATTTGTAGATATAGTTTCAAACGGTATAGCATCTAAAGAATATGAGTTAAAAGCATATGCTCAAGATCCTTTTTCTTTACAGCAAAGAACTGATTATGTTGGTGGTATATATAGAGACATGATGGCTCAAGATTATTTAAATGAAATTGAAAGTTTAACTGGAATGAATTTATATAATTCTGATAAAAAAACTTTACCACAATCAAAAGAAGAATTAGAAATACACATGCAATTAAACTACAAGCAATCTGTAGAAATTGCTGAAGAAGAAGCTATTAACAATACTTTAGCTTTTAATAAATATCAATTAACAAAGAAAAGATTAATTGATGATATTGTTATAATAGGTATAGGAGCTGTTAAAACATCTTTTAATAAATCTGAAGGTGTAGTTGTAGATTATGTAGACCCTGCTAATTTAGTTTATTCATATACTAATGATCCAAATTTTGAGGATATATATTATGTTGGTGAAATAAAATCTTTAACATTAGCTGAAATTAAAAAACAATTTCCTTACTTAACTAAAGATGAGTTAGAAAGGTTAGCCAAATATCCTGGTAGACAAGGATATGTTGCTCAACCTAATTACGATAATGATTTAATACAGGTTTTATATTTTGAGTACAAAACATTTGTTGATCAAGTGTTTAAAATAAAAAAGACTGATCAAGGTTTAGAAAAAGCTTTAATAAAATCAGATACATTTAATCCACCAACTAGTGATAATTTTGATAGAGTTTCAAGATCTATTGAAGTTTTATTTAGCGGTGTAAAAGTTATGGGTGTTCCACAAATGTTAGAGTGGAAGCTTGCAGAAAATATGACAAGACCTAAAAGTGATTTAACTAAAGTAAACATGAATTATGCTATATGTGCTCCACATATGTATCAAGGTCGTGTTGAATCATTAGTAAGTCGTATAACAGGTTATGCTGACATGATACAATTAACATCATTAAAATTACAACAGGTTATATCTAGGATGGTACCAGATGGTGTTTTTGTAGATGTTGATGGTTTAGCTGAGGTTGATTTAGGTAACGGTACTAATTATAATCCACAAGAAGCATTAAATATGTATTTTCAAACTGGTAGTATAGTTGGTAGATCATTAACACAAGATGGTGATCCTAATAGAGGTAAAGTACCTATTCAAGAACTTCAATCATCTAGCGCAAATGGAAAAATAGCATCACTTGTAAATACATATCAATATTATTTACAAATGATAAGAGACGTAACAGGTCTTAATGAAGCACGAGACGGCAGTTTACCAGACAAGGACGCTTTAGTCGGATTGCAAAAAATGGCTGCCAATGCTTCTAATATAGCTACTAAACATATTGTTGATGCTAGTTTATTTTTAACATTAAGAACTTGTGAAAATATATCATTAAGATTAGCTGATGCTTTAGAGTTTGATTTAACTAAACAAGCTTTAATGCAAAGTATATCGTTAACTAATACTCAAAACTTAGAAGAATTAAAAAATCTTCATTTATATGATTTTGGTATTTATTTAGATTTAGAACCTGACGATGAAGAAAAAGCTATGTTAGAACAAAATATTCAAGTAGCTTTACAATCGGGTCAAATATATTTAGAAGACGCTATTGATGTAAGAGAAGTTAAAAACATACAATTAGCTAATCAAATATTAAAATACAGAAGAATACAAAAACAAAAAGCAGATCAACAAGCTCAACAAGCTCAAATACAAGCACAAGCTCAAGCAAACATGCAACAATCGGAGCAAGCTGCTTTAAATGAAGTTCAAAAACAAGAGGCGTTAGCTCAAACAGAAATACAAATAGAACAAGCTAAATCTCAATTTGAAATACAAAGAATGGAGCAAGAAGCGTTAATTAAAAAACAATTAATGGCTGAAGAATTTAATTATCAATTACAATTAGCTCAAGCTAAAATAAAAACTGATAGAGAAAAAGAACAATTTATAGAAGATCGTAAAGATAAAAGAACTAAAATACAAGCAACGCAACAATCAAAAATGATTGAGCAACGCCAAAATGACTTGTTACCT